CAGATGCTTCTTTTGATGAATTGGAACGTGTCAATACTTTACTTGCTGCCCGTAACGGTGAAAGGCCGTATAACTGCCCACCCGTTGCTGACCATTCGGGATTGAAATACTTATCATGCAGAATTTCTAAAGTATTGAATGGGATATACTGCCCGTAGTATAACTGATAGGCCACCTTCTTTGGGGGGAATTGGTCTATATCCACCTTCACTGCCATGTACTGACTAGGAAGCATATAAACCTCTAACGGCTTACCCTTGTTCACGGATGCCTCACCAACCATCTTTGCGTACATGAATGCGTTGCCGGTAATTTTCTTAAACCCTACCCATTGCTCAATGATGTCTGCCCATGTATCCTCCCCGTTCGGGTATTTCAGCATTTCCTCTAATCTAACATCCTTATACGGCTCTAGTGCTTGTTCTTTGAGTTCGTATAGCTTCCGCATATCCGGCTCACGGTCCATGAGCATCGCCTTGTATCTTTTGGCAGCATCCTTATTTTTAATCTTGTAAACACCCCACGGAGCAACCTTTGCTTTTTGCGTTATCAGTGTAATAATAGAATAGACAAGATCATTGCCCATGTAACTATCTTTCACTATTTCGGCCTGATTCTGCCCATCCCATGTAAGTAGGCCACGCTCTACCGATATTTGAACAGGTGATTTTATAGGTGCAGCTTTGCGCTTAAGAAAATCAAATACCCCCATATTAAAGATTTAGTAACAAAATTACACCGAATTACCTTACCAAACGGCTACCTGGAATTGTGGCTTATGTAGATGGGTGAATATTGCGTACCTCATAGCATCAAGTGCATCATCATTTTCCTTTGTCGGTTCGTCTATCACATTGTCATTCTTGTCCTTCTTCCACTTATACGATTGCAGTTCGCGAATCAACTCCCTGCTATCTTTGTGAACGTACAATGGATATGATTTCACTTTGAGTATCCCCGGCCAAACTTCTTTATTCGCCTGTTGGGCATTAATACCCCCTCTGTATAGTTCCTCAATGCTTTTCGGTTCGGCTGCATCGCAGTACACCGGCTTTCGGTCTGATATGTGGTCTTTGACCTCCTTTATCATTTCGGATGGAGTTAACCCTGATTTGTACAAAAGCAATTGAACGTAGTTAGCACCTTCATAATGGCATACCTTAACAAGTGCCAACGGGTGAACATATCCGAAATCAAGACCATAGAACACATCGCCACCTTCGGGCAGTTGGTCGGTAATCTGCCATTGAGTGTAGATAATCTCCTTCGCTGCGCCACGTTCCCCCAAGCCGTACACCTTCCACATGAAATCATCGGGTAGGTTCTTATAGCCCTCAATGATGCCAATCTGCATCGGGGAAAGGTTAGGTAAGTTGTTGAGATAGGTAGAATGTATCCTTGCATTGTTCGTGTTATCAGCCACATCGTACACCCAACTCACGAAGTCTGCAGGGTTCCAGTCAAGAAATATCTTACCCGTTGTCCGCATTGCCAACTGGTCAAATAATGACTTGCGTATCAGGTTCGCTTCGTTAATGAATAGTATATCTCTGCCCGGTCCCCTTGCCTTGCCCTCGTCCTCTAGTCCGAATAATTCGATATAACTGCCATTGCGGAACTTATACACGAAATCGGTGAAGGAGAAACTATCATCATCCCATATTCCCCAATCGGTCATGATCTGCCTGAAATCACGATACGCCCCACGCTTTATGTGTGGTAGCGAGTGAGATACGATGCTTATACGTTTGCCCGGCTCATTGGTTGCTATCTGTACTAATAACTGCACAACGGAGTAAGACTTTGACGAACGGCTGCCCCCCTCATTACAGATAATGGGTGCCGGGCCTTTGTACGCTTTGAGATTCTCAAAGAATACCGGTGTTGCCTTAATTGGTTTTAATTCCACAGTTCTTAAATTCATCTAACGTGCAAAATGTTTCTTTATTCTTTTGTAATACCGAGTACACATTCCAGCCATCTGTATAATTGCCCATAGCAGCAACGCTACCAACAGAAAGCAAAGTATAGCCACATACGTTAGCAAGTTGCTGATAAAACTCCTCTGTGACGTAGTTGAATCCATGTCCGGGCCAGTTGCCTGTTTTGGGGTTTTCGCTGATAATGTATCCTCCGACTTTAACAAGGTTGTGCTTGTTTTTCCAACAGTTGTATATGGCCTTAATGTCATGCTTTCCGTTTGTGCCAACGTGTTCGCTCGTTCCGGCATCGACCAATAAATCAAACTGCTTCTCGAATTTGTGTAGCTTGGATAAGTCCAATGGGGTTGAGCCGTTCTCCCCTGATATGTCAATGGCTTCGTAGTCTTTGCCGGCATAGTATGAATCTTTGGTGTAAGGTGCAGGTAATGGTACTCTGTAATCGTTTTGCGCGCCTAAATCTACCACGGATTGAACGTGTGGTAGGTACGGGTCTATTATGCGTGTTGTTTCGTGAGTGTAGCCCATTATGATTCTGTTTCTTTAGGTTTAGAGAATGTTTCATCAAATCTTTTTACTGCATTATCTGCCCAACCATAAGCCCCATCTGATTTAACTGAATTTGGAGCAGCAACATAAGCTACATAAACATCGCACCACAATTTTTTACGGATGTTTTCGTGTTCTTCTGATTGTGTTATTTCTTTATGATTCATAGTTTAATCTTTAACCCCCCAATTAATGAAATAAGGTAAAACAGGTAGATAATGCCTGTATGCTAACCCGCCATACGGCTGCACCGGAATACCTGCCATGTTCATAAGCCCCGATAATAGCGCTTGGTCATGCCGGCTGCTTACATAGTGCGGATTCTTTGATTCGTTGTGGTGAAAGCAATTCTCTTTTGCACCTTGTATCCATTTCTCAAAGATAGGCATCGTTGCAGGGTGGTCGAAGTCAAACATAATACAACAAGCCATGATTTGATACATTTGTTTGATTTCTGTGTAGTCCTTCAACCCTAACCATGCGATTTGATGGTCGGGCATGTACTTGTGCAGTTCATGCCCTTCATTATTCCAGGCCACTATCCCATGTTCGGCTGCTAATGCCCAAAGCGGATCGGGATTTTGGTATACCCTGATAGTGGAATCGCACCAAATGATTTTCCGGTATCCCAACTCCAACGCTTCGGCCACCATAAACGGTTTGAACTGATAGGGCATATTTTGGTGGTTCCATGACTTGCCCCATCGCTTTGATTCAGGCCAATCACCAAGAATTATTTTGCGCTCAAGGTATTCATCCACATAGCCATCCACACTGCGCAAGTGCGTGTCATAGTCAGGTGCCTTGCGGTCAATACTGCGAATAAGTCCTAACTGTGCTTCGTTGTAGTTTTCCCGACCTGTGGAGGAAAGGGATACTATTACCTTGCCCATATTACGTTCTCTAAATTGTTAAGTAATTTCTTTGTCAGACCTGCCTTGTTGCAGTAATCTTTGATTAGCTGAAATAAGTCAGGGTTAGAGTTATGCTCAATACAAACCAAACCATGTCAGTATATTTCAAATCAATCTGTTCTAATATCTCATAGTCCACCCCTTCGGCATCAATGCTGATAAAGTCAAAGAACTTCAACGGTGAATGTTTGAGTAGTGTTTTGTAAGTCCATACTTCGGTCATACGTTCTTTAAACTCCACCCCCGGCCACCGCTTTAACTCTGTTTTTTTAATGGTGGAAAGCAGCGAAACATCCCCAGCGTTAAGGTGGTTGCCCATTTCGTGAAAGGTACAATGCCCATCTTCCGTACCAATAGCAACATTGAACTTTTGCACCCCGTTACTCGCTTTGATTCGGTTGAACGCTTCTTCGCTGGGTTCGATTAACACGCCCTTCCACTCTTGCAGTTGTAGAGCATACGTATTGGATAGGGTAATGCCATCGTTTGCCCCAATGTCAAGAAAGAACCCTTTGCGGTTACCGAAGTACTGCAGGATAATGTCTTGCTCGTTGTTTTGGGAGTATCTCATTTGTTTGTACGGAATTGATAATGATAAAGTTCCTTGTCTATCTTGACTTCGGTCTGTAATAACTTGCTATTGTGTATCGCAGTGGCCCAAAGGTAATCCTCCCCCACCGTTATATCCTGGAACTTGAACTGTATGGCTATTTCTCTCCTTATAGGTACGATGTGATTCGGGTAGCGGTAATACGCCCCGTTCTTCGCTTCATAGGGGTAATCCTTGCTTATAAACCACTTCCGCTCATCCTTGCCGTTGGTGGTCATTGTGCCGTTGAATACGATTACATCTGGGTCTTGCTCTGCTGCTTTAAGTATGTCGCTGACATAGGTATCAGCAATGGCATCATCATCATCTACAAATACAACGTACTTGCCTGTACTGCGTTGCAGCAGTATGTTACGTTTGCGTCCCGTTGTCATTTGCCTATCATCCGATTCTACCAGTATCTCTACATCATCCCTGCGCTGCGGTGCAAGTGATTGCAGCAGTTGTGATAGGTAACCTTCACGGCCACGGAGTGTGCAAATTAGGATGGAGAGGGTCATAGCTTTTTATCATTTCGTTGATGTCAACAATATGGTTTTTTTGTTATACGTTGTTTATGGAAGATATTTGATACACAAATAAATTAAGCCAACAACAGTACCTAATACAGAGAAAAGTGTACCCAAAAAAGCACCTGGAGCATAAATATCTTCATGTCTTTGTTTTACCCAAAATTGATACATTGAAATTAAACAATACACAATAGCTAAAAATAATAATGTTTTCATGCGTTATGTTTTGGAAATCCTTGCTTACTCCTCCTGATATAGGTTATTTCATCAGCCCGGAACGTGGATTGCGTTTTCTCCAACAAGGCATCCGGCTTTTCCCCGGTCCATGCAGGGTGTACATGGTCGAATATTTGGCGGTTGATGTACTTATGGCATCCCCTCAATTTAGCCACATCCATTGCCTCGTTATCACACCAAAGGTTCTCGTATTGTGGGTGGTAGATGTACCCATCACGGTCATAGTAGGTCCTGCCCATTATACTCATAGTCGGTAGCAGGTGGTTCACCCTACCATCAGGGAAGTGAATAAACTGATCTAGATTGCCGCCAAATGCGTTAATGATAGCAATATCATATCCGGGGGCAATGAAGCGCATATCATCGCTCATATTGACAACAATATCACCTTTCCAATCTACCATCCCCCGGTTGATTGCATGAATCTTGTTCTTGCTCGTACCGGAACAAACGTATATCCGTTTGTCCTGCAGCACGTCCATCAGTTGCGGTGAATCTAGTGTAGCCCGATCATCATCATCAATGACGAGGCCAATTGTCCAGTCCGATTTGTGTGAAAATGCTTTAATTGTGGCTATTGCAGCAGCCATCTTATGTGGCCGGCTGCGTGTGGCAAAGTTGTAATGAATTTGCAAGGGTTTGGCTTTGATTTCACAAAAGTAACAAAATGTTTTGGAGAAATCCATTTTTAACCGCTTGGCATCGGGTTCTCCGGGTCATTGCTCACCTGCATCGGTATCAGTTTGGAAGCAAGGCGGTAAAATTCGGTTGGGTTGGATTGGCCCCATTCCAGCATATTAACACCTGGTTTAAGTTGCATTTCACGGAAAGCATCGTTAATAACCTCACGAACCGATTTAGTGAAAATGTTAACTGACCCCTTTACTCTGCCCCCTGTCTTTTTTCCTTTAGCCATCTAAACCCCTCTATTTTAGAACAAAGTTAGCGACAATTATTTTATCCATTATTTCTATCACCTCTTTAGGGGAGTAGGCAATATGGTACAAGTTACCCCACAATTCCTGTATTTGCTTTTGAGCAGGTGATTGGCTGCCATTAGGCATTTTTAGTTCCAATGCGAATAGTGGCTTTACACAAATAAGATCAGGGCATCCTGGTAATACTCCCATAGCTTTCAATTTCATTCCTTCCCGTTTATCTCTACTCCCCCCATTTGGCACATGGAATATAAATTTTCTTAATATGGGATAGTTATGATTGATAT